AGCTAAAGTTTTCAAATGGTGCGTTTCTTGAACGTTTACAACTTACGGTTACTAATCCTTTATTTACTGTGTTTAATTCTAATTGTATTTGTGTTTCTGTTTTCTTTTCTAAAAATGAACCTAAATGTCCTGTTGGTTTATCTGTTCCAAAGTTAGAATGTATAACTGTTACTATATGGCAGTTTAATTCCTTTGACCATTTCATTAACTTCTGGACAACTGCATTACTTTCTTCTATATTGTTTACATCAGAACATAAATCAGCAATACCATCAATAATAACCAATCCAATATTTGTTCCTTCTAATTTATCATAAAGGTAATATTCTATAAATTCAACTCTTTCTTTAAAACTTAATTGTCTTAATGCTAAAGTATGGTATTTATCTGTTTTTATACCTGTCATATCAATTGGACGTTTAAACACCACTGAAGCGTGAAAATTTGATTGTTCTGTATCAAAGTGTATTAAGTGCTTATTATCTCTATTTGCTTTTAAATCACCTCCAAATTGTTCTAAATCGTCTGCTAAATATATTGCTGAAAGTAATGATACAAAGAATGTTTTTTTACTTTTAGGCGGTGCTTGTACAAAGCTAAAATTACCATAAGTTCCTATTGGTGTAGGATATTCTATTTTACCATCTTTAGTTTCGTAACTTTTAACACCAAATGAAATTGCTGGTTTAGGATGTGTTATCTTTTCTAATGGATTAATGAAACATTCTGCTTCAAAAACTTCCATTAATAATCTCTTTTCGTCTTTGTTTAATTCCATTTGTTTGTTTGTTTGTTAAAAAAAGGGAACTTTTACATTCCCTTTTGAGTATAATTTTAGGAAGACTAAAACCTAAATTAATAATTAATTAGAAAGGTAAATCTGAAGCTATTTCTTCTTTAGTTACTTCTGCTTTTTTATCGGCAACTGATATAGTTCCATTTGTCCAGATTACATTTCCATTGCCTAAATACGTTTTAGGCTTCTTTGCTTCTCTTTCTTCTTTTGTTTGACTATCTGTTAAAGATACATTTTGTCCCCATTGGTTAGATTCGTCATTTACTCCAACTGTAAAGTTGTAATAAACTGCACCATCTTTTCCTGATACAAATTTTTCTTTTGGTAATTTGTCAACTCTTAAACTTACATTAATTAATGCACTCATATTATTTAATTTTATTTTGCTTACCTTTTTTTACTGTTGTCAGCTATTCAGTTTTATTATTTAACTTTTAATAATTCGTCTTTTACTACTTTAGTCATTTTATACTTGCCTTCAATAGTTGCAATATTACCACCATTTTTTAAATATTCAATAGCTTTATTAAATTCTGGTGTATTTTTATTTAACCATTTTAATTCATCAACAGGTGCAGTCTTTTCGTGTTTATTTGATGCATCAGCATCTTGTGTGTCGTCAATTAAAAGTAAATTACCTAATGCATACTTTTTAGCATAAGAAGAAGCTGAACCAAACTTTTGTGGCATTTGCATACCTTTCTGTTCTAAATCAACACCAACTATAGCAGAAGCAGTTATTCTGTCTAAATCGTCATTTATTGAAGCAGTAGATTCTAACATTGGAAATTGTAAAAATTCTGAATGTACTATTGATTCTGTAATTGTAAAGTTCACTTTGTATTTTTCATTAAATGGTTTTAATGCTTCTAATATATCTTCAGCACTTCTAAAGTTATATTTACCAAATGAATTGAATTTTGACTTTGATGCTTTAAATTCTTTTTGAATTAAAGATAATTTTTGATTTAATGTTAATTCCATTTTATGATTGTTTAATTGTTATTTCTCCTTTAAAATCTTTGTAAAACTGCATATCTAAATTTTCATACAAATAAGCTCCACCTAATAAAGACATTCCTTCTGATTGTTTATGAAATAATATTATATCTCCCATATCTGAAATCATTATTTTTGGAAAAGGCAATGTATTTTCGTTTTTTTCTTCTTTAATTGTTACTAACATTTTATTTTGTTTTAATGTTATAAATTTCTTGTTTGATTATTCTTTTGTAATCTGTTGGACAATTTACATCTGCTAATTCAAAACAGTAAGTTTCTAATTGGTTAATGTAAAATTCTAATTTGCAAAGTTTCTCTTGCATTGCTTCTATTCTAAACCTGTTGTAATCTAATAAATCTTCCATTTGTTAAAGTGTTAAAATTGTTACTAAAGTGATAAATAATCCCCATAAAATAAATGCTAATCCGATGTCTTTTAAATTTTGTTTCATTTTGTTTGTTTTAGTTGTTAATGCAGTTTATAGTATGCTGCTCCACTTTTTTTTTAATTTAATAAGAATAATATTCTGAATCAAAATTAATTTGTGCTGCCGCAGAAATCCTTGCTTTTTTATTAATTTCTAATTCTTTTTTATAAATTTCAGTAGCCCAACCTTGTCTACTTGCATACCTTAATCTATATTCAATTTTTTCTTTTTCATCTAATAATATTTGCAATCTATTTTTCATAATTTCTATTTTTTAGTTTGTTTTTGTTTGTTGAGTACAAATATATAACTGTTTTTGATATAAAAAACTATCAATATTAATTTTAACAAAACTTTAACATTTTAGACAAAAAAAGGGACACTAATTAAAGCATCCCTTTTCTAACAAACAATATATAAACAGAGAACTACAAAGATTCTAATTTAGAATTATAGTATTCAATCATTTCAATCAAATCTACATCAACAAATTTAACTATTTGTTTTGATTTAATTAATAAACTATCAGGTAAGTTATTATCAAACTGTGTTAAATACTTTGAAAAAGCATATTGCATACCTTGATTGGTAATATTGCAACCATAACATTGTACACCTACATTATTTTCGTCCCAACGTGTTGAATAATGTCTACGTGACATAAAATGCCCACATTGCAATTTTTTATAATGGTCTTTTTTATTACAGGTAATACATTCAGCTATTTCATCAATAGCATCTTTACGCCTTATGTATTGACTAAAGACTGTATCTAATTTTATTACTAAACTTTTACGTGTTGGTTTTTTCATTTGTCAAATGTATACAATATCAATTAACAATATTTGTAAATAACTAATTTTAATTTATTGCAATAATGTCAAAAAAAACTTGTAATTTTGAAATGTTCTTAAAAACAAAAAAAGTTTTAAAAAAATAATTAAAAAAAAAATAAAATAAAAAGAACAAAAAACAAAGTGTGTTGCGGATAATTATCTTCCTTGACCTTTGTACTTCTTTTGATAGTTTTTAGAAGATTTTAATTTAGAAGATTTTGTTTTAGAATGTATATTTGGTCTTGAAATATTAGTTTCTACTCTTAAAGAAACAACCGTTTGTTTTGCCATATTAAATAAATTATAATTATAATTATTGTTGGAATTAATAACCAAATAAGTGAATTAGAAGTTTTCGTTATATCTTTAACTTTTCTGTTTTGAGTGACTTTTGTGTCTTGTACTTTTAACTCGTTTTTAGCCACCTTTATATCTTGGACTTGTATTGTGTTGTCTTTTGTTTTTTTGTAGCTTAAAACAACGTTTTTGTACGTTATGCCGTTTACTACAATATCCTTGCAAGTATCTAATGGAGTAATAGTAAACTCATCAGTTATAATATCGTTTTTAGTTTCTATTTTTATATCTTCAACTATCGCAATTTTAACAACTGTTTCTGAAATAGAATCTTTCTTAACATCATCTATAATTACCTTACGAGTACCACAAGATGATAACATTGTAATTACAGTTGATGCTATAACAACATAAACCCAAAATAATATAAAATTTCTATTTTCATTTTTCATTTGTATTCGTTTTTAGCATCAAAACTTGGACAAGCCTTTTTTACACCTTTAAAATCTTTATGTCCTTGTACAATAGCGTTTGGAAATTGTTTTTTAGCAGCTTTTACTAAATATAATAAACTTTCTTTTTGCTTTAATGTTCGTGTATCTTTTGGAGAACCTGATACATCTATTCCACCTATATAACTAAAATGAATTGATTCTGCATTATATCCTTTTACTCCATTTGTAGGTTGTTCGTAATTGGATAATTCGTGAATAATTCCATTTGCATCTATTAATCTATGATACCCAACAGATTTCCACTTTAAAGTATTTTTCCAATAATTTAAAATAGATTCTTTTTTAACATTTGGTTGTGTAGCAGTACAATGAATAACTATAAAATTAATATTTCTCATTTTGATAATAATTTAATTATTGTTCCAACTAATCCAGCAGTTAATAAACCTGCTACAAATTTTAATTGACCAATATAAACAGATTTTTTAGCCATATCTAATTCCATAAAATCTAACTTTTCTTTTAAATCAGCTATATCGTGTTTAATAGAATCAATATCAGAAATAACACCTTTATTTCCATTCACTTTTGAACCAACTAAAGCACTGGATATATATTGTAAATCCTCTTTAATTAATCGAAGGTGTTGCTCCATTCTATCTAATCTTTCCTTTTCTTCAGTTGTCATTATTTATTTTTTTCAACAATAGACCAAATAGAACCTATTGCAGTTGATATTAATCCTGATAATATTGTAAAATCAGCATCAGTAGTATATCCTTTCAATACTAAAATACCACCTACAAAAGTTAATGTATGTCTTAAAATACCTATTACTTGTTCTTTTTTAAACTTCTTCATATCCTGCAAAATTATGTTTAGGGTTATTTACTATTATTTCATTTGTTCCAAAGTCAATATCTTGAATAGCCATTATATCGTAATGATATCCATCTGCATATATTGGAGCAGTTATTTCATTGAAATTTTCATCATAAGTTCCATCTATAAGGACTATTAATCCAATCTCAACTACTGCTTGTATTCCTTCTGCATACAATAATTCTTCTACATAAATTCCTTTATTTATAAAATCAGCAAGTGCAGTTTCTTTGTCGGTGTATTTTAATTTATATATATTCATTTTATAAAGTTGTTAAAGTTGCACATTCAGCGTCAGTTAAAGGTGTTGGAAATAGTATAAATGATTTTATATATTTTGGAACATCCGAAGTATTACCTTGTATAAATTGCATTGCAGTAGTAGTAAATGAAGTTGATGTAACCACCTTTACACCATTTACAAATACATCAGCAGTTGTTCCATTCCATTTAATGGCTACTTTAATTGCGTCTGTTAATGTAGTATATATAGGAACACCAGATGCAGATATATATTTATTAATTAACAATCTTCCAGTTCCAGAGTCCCTTCTAATTGTCAATCCACTTCCTAAACTTATTTCACTTGTAGTACCTATTCCAAATTGCCCACCAGTATCTCTTGTTAAACTAAAATTATTAGTTAATTCAGTAAACCAAGTACCACCAGCAGAGGTTATAAAATTATTTGTATATATATTATTTAATGTCATTATATCAACATTCCTTGTAACTGTACTTGTTGTTGTTGGAATATATGATGTAGCATAAGCACCTTGTTCAAGTTGTCCATTTGTACAACTTCCACTAACTGTTAAGATTAAACTTCCAGCAGTTGGTGTAAATGTTAAAGTAACTCTATTTGACACAC